AAAAGGATTTTGTGACCTTCAGTGGCGCTACAGGCACGTACGCAACTACGTACAACGCACAGTTTCAGATCACAATTACCAGTGCGAATACATACACCATATCTACTGCGCCAACGGTTATTCCAGCGGGTTCTACGGGCGGTGCTTCTGTTGTAGCTGCTTATCAAATTAACGTGGGTGCAGAGTACGCGGTTCCGATTACAGGTTGGGGCGCTGGCCCTTGGGGTTCTGGGCCTTGGGGTACGGGCGCTAGCACGTTGTTCCCAATCCGTTTGTGGAGCCAGATTAACTACGGCCAAGATTTAGTGTTCGGCCCCCGTGGTGGCGGCCTCTACTATTGGGATGCAAACACTGGAGTAAACACCCGAGGCGTAGCCCTCAACACACTTGGCGGTACAGTAAGCTTTACAAACGCTTCGCCAACGGTGGTGACTTCTACCATCTTATACACAGAGGGCGCGGCACTCCAATTCTCTGGCGGGTCTTTGCCAACTGGTATCACTGCGGGTACTACGTATTACGTGTTTGAGGTAAATGGCCTAACGTTCAAGCTTCTTACAGCAGGGGGCGCTGCGGTCAATACAACTTCTACTGGCACGGGCGCAGTGTCTAACATTGTTGACTGTCCTGTTGTTCAGAACACATTGACAGTATCTGACTCTTCGCGTTTTATTATCGTGTTCGGCACAAACGATTACGGCTCTACAGAGATTGACCCAATGCTAATCCGTTGGTCAGGTCAAAACGACATTTACAACTGGACACCTGACCCAACAAACCAAGCAGGCTTTACGCGGCTGTCGCATGGCTCCGAGATTATTTGCGCTATACAAACCCGTCAAGAGATTTTTGTATTGACCGATTCGGCTGCGTATTCTTTGCAATACCTTGGCCCCCCTTACGTTTGGGCAACGCAACTGATGGGCGATAACGTCTCAATTCAGGGTCAGAACGCCATCATTATTGCCTCCGGTATTGTGTATTGGATGGGTGTGGATAAGTTTTATATGTACGATGGCCGTGTGCAAACACTTAACTGTGACCTACGCCGATACGTATTCCAAGATTTCAACACAAGCCAAGCGTCTCAAGTATTTGCAGGAACCAACGAAGGCTTTAATGAAATCTGGTGGTTCTATTGCTCATCGAGCAGCGCTCAGGTTGACCGCTACGTGGTGTACAACTACACTGAAAAAATCTGGTACTACGGCACAATGGGCCGTACGGCTTGGTTGGATTCAGGCTTACGCGACTTCCCAATGGCCACAACCTACGACAGCACTGCTGGCACTGGGCTAACGGTGTATCATGAGAGTGGTCTGAATGACAGCGCAACTGCTACAACTTTGCCGATTGACGCTTATATTTCTTCGTCTGAGTTTGATATTGGTGATGGTCACAACTTTGGTTTCGTCTGGCGCGTGCTTCCAGACTTGACGTTTGAAGATTCCACAAACTCGCCCACTGGCGCTGTACCGTCTGTAGCTATGACTCTGCAAGGGTTGGCTAACTCTGGCTCAGGAGTTACAAGTACCGCCTCACAACCCGTAGCTAAAAGCAGTACATACGTCATTACAGAGCAGTTTACGGGGCAGATTTACACACGCATGCGCGGTCGCCAGATGATTTTTAAAATTAGCTCCAACCAGATTAACACTGCTTGGCAACTGGGTGCACCGCGTATTGACATTAGACCGGACGGCAGGCGCTAATGGCTGAGTTAAACGCATCCCCACCCAACTTGCCGCTGGCTCCTGCGGAATACGAGAGCCGCTACTTTGCTCAGCTAAATAACGTCTTACGCCTGTACTTTAACCAACTAAACAACCCCGGTGATATGGGTGGGGCAACGCTGAACTTAAACCTTGCCACACTGCCCACTGATGCCGACCTGCCTAATTTGAGGCTTGGCGATGTGTACCGAGATACACAAGATGGTGTACAGGATACCAGTCAAATGCTTCGCATAAAGACGTCAACATGATATTATCCAACAACCCCCATTTTGAGAGGCAAAAATGAGCCTTCACGCACTAGCTACTAACATGGCATCAAAGGGTCGCAACGGCGATTCAATGCTTGTCCACATGACGCCCGGCGAAGTGCATGGGTTGCAGGCTTTAGCCATAAAACATGGCGGTACATTGACCACCAACCCAGATACGGGTTTACCCGAAGCTAACTTCCTGAAGTCTTTGTTGCCAATGTTGGCAGGTTTTGCCCTTGGCCCCGCTGGTTTTGGTTTGGTGTCTTCTGGCTTGACGGCTGGCGCTATTGTGGGTGGCGTTACTGGTTTGGCAACAGGTAGCCTGTCTAAAGGCTTGATGGCTGGTTTGGGTGCGTATGGTGGCTTTGGTATTGGTGAAAGCTTAGCGACTGCGGGCGCTAGCGCTATGGGGGATGCCGCAGCTTCAAGCGCGTACGGGGCCAGTGCTGGTATGACGGATGTAGCGGCTCAAGAACTTGGGTTTGCATCTGCCGAAGAAGCGGCACAAAATGCTGCCGCACAAGCCGCAAAGAATTTTGACCCTTCACAGGTTGCAGGATTTGATAAAGCTACCGCTGGGTTTAATGCGGCAACAAGTAGCGGTAGTGCCGCCCTAGATTTTGCTAAAAATAACAAGTTGGCTTTGGGTATGGCAGCGGCTCCTATCATGGCTGACATGATGGTTCCCACGACTACTAAATCTGCACCCGTGCAAAGCCCCGGCAGAATTGTTGAGAAACGTTGGAATGGTCGTGAGTTTGTCCCTGTTGCCAGCACAGATGCTAGCGTGTTTAACACCAGTGGGCGCACCTTCTCTGATCCGTACCGTGGTTACAACAATGGCGGTATCGTGGCCTTGGCTGAAGGTGGTGATGTTAAGCATTTTGCTATTGGCGACCTTGTTAAAGCAGACATTGATAAAGCTTATGCCGCAGGTGATTACGCCAAAGTAAACGAACTTGCTCAAGCAAACAAAATTACCGCTGCTGATGTAGCAGATACGTACAAAGGGTTTGATACCTCTGGTTTGGCTGGCCTAGGAATCAATTTATTTACACCCCCCGCACAACAAGCTGCTCCAGCGTATACAAGCTATACACCAGAACAAATTGGTAGCTATCTAACAACAAATCCAACCGCAGATATTGCCGCAGCAACTAAAGCTACAAACGCTGACCCTGCCGCAGTTAATGCATACCTTGCTAGCATAGCTGACCCATTTAAAGGGTCTACTGATACAACCGGTGGTTCAGGTGTGCTGGGTATCTACAACCAAATGAAAGCGCAGGGGATAGACCCTAACGAGTTGTATGCGGCTGAAATTGCAAACGATCCTAAGTACGCCGGTTACACACAGCCAATGATCCAAAAAGCTTACGACTTAAGTAAAGGCGCGTACGCGCTATCCGATCAGTTAAAAGGCAACGTCTCTGATAAAGACTGGGTTAAGTTTATGGATGACAACAAGTACTCCATAGACGACGCTGCTCAAGCTTTTGGTTTGTCACGGAACGAAGTTAAGAGTCGGTATGACGCAGTTAAAGCTGCCGAGGTAAAGCCACCGGTTGTAGTACCACCTGTTGTAGTACCACCTGTCGTGACATCACCTGCAGCGACTATAAAATCTGGTTACCACTTAGATGATAACGGGGTGTTAGTTCCTAACATCTCTGCAACACAGAACACAACTACAACAGTAGCTCAACCAACCGATCTGTACACAGCCCCTGCAACATCCTTGCCTGTAGGCGTGTCTGGTAATACAGGCCCATCTCAAATTGGTGGTGGCGCTACGGTTAACCCCAACGGCACAATCACAACTTCACCACGTATTCCCGGTATCCCAGTTGGCGGTTTTACGGGCATGACAAGCCTGCGTGATGCGTACACCAAGGGTGGTGGCAGTTTGGGCTACACATCGCCTACATTTAAAACCATTGAAGATTTCAACGCTAAGTATCTCAATCGTATGGGCGGAGACTCCAGAGCGGCGTACGATTACCTCACAGGTAAAGGCGGCGCGGCATACCCCACCAAGTCGGGTGTTGGTCAAATTTCTAGGCCGTACGATGAAGCAGTGCTGGGCTATCCTGCACGGGGCAATTTGCCGTACATCTACAACAAAGCCACGGGTAAGATGGATCCCAATCCTGACTACGTAGCCCCCGGACGTGATGCCGCAGGCAATGTGACGTACAGCATGTCACTGAACGACATTAAAAAATCGTTAACTGATGCGCCCCTGTCTGGTCAAGCTTTGTACGATTGGGCGCAATCTAACAACCTCTCTGCACAGCAGATTGCTGACGCTACAGGTCGAAGCCTATCAAGCGTGTACGCTGACTTCCGTGCAGGCTCAAAAGCTAAAACAGAAGCCGACAAAAAGAAAACTGACGATGATGCTGCCGCTGCCAGCGCAAATACCCAACAGGAAAGCACGGGGTTGGCGAGTGGTGGGATGCCTAGTTACGCCCTTGGTGGATTGGGTAATCTGGGTGGTTACTCTGATGGTGGTCGTTTGCTCAAAGGCCCCGGTGATGGCGTGTCTGACAGCATCCCTGCAACCATTGGCCGCAAGCAACAACCCGCACGCCTTGCCGATGGTGAGTTTGTAGTGCCTGCACGCATCGTGTCTGAGTTGGGTAACGGCTCAACCGATGCCGGAGCCAAGAAGCTTTACGCCATGATGGATCGTGTACAACGTGCACGGGGTAAGACCACAGGCAAAAACAAAGTAGCGGCCAATAGCCGCGCTGACAAATATCTTCCCGCATAAGGAATAGACATGGCTGAACCGCAAATCTCCCAGATAACGCAATCGCAAACCTCAATCCCCGACTACGCCAAGCCGTACGTCGAGAACCTGCTGGGGCAAGCGCAAAGCTACACTGACCCTTCACAGAATCCATATCAGCAGTATATGGGGGAGCGTCAGGCGCAGTTCTCGCCTTTACAGCAAATGTCTTACGACAATGCGGCGATGATGCAGGGTGCGCCTCAGTTGCAAGATGCGACTGCGATGGCGGGTTCTGCTGGTTTGGGTGCGCTCAACACAGGCTACACATACAACCCGTACCAAACTAAATCGTTTACCAGCCCCGGCATGGCCGAGAGCTACATGTCGCCCTACATGAACAATGTGGTGGCACGCCAGCAAGCAGATGCAAGACGTCAAGGGGATATTGCCTCCCAGATACAAGGTGCACAAGCCGCTCGTGCAGGCGCGTTTGGCGGTAGTGGTGATTACCTGATGCGCAGTCAAGCGCGAAATAACTTAGCCCGTCAACAGGGTGATATTTTTGCTCAAGGTCAACAGGCCGCGTACACACAAGGTATGGGGCAGTTCAACCAAGAACAAGCGGCTACACAAGCGGCGGCTAACCTCAATGCACAACAAGGTCAGTTTGGTGCAGGCTTAGGACTTCAAGGCTTGCAGACAGCGCTGACAAGTGCTAACGCTTTAGGTAACTTGGGCAACACTCAGTATCAGCAGAACATGGGCATCAACCAGATGCAAAACCAATACGGATTGCAGCAACAACAGCAATCGCAGAACATTCTCAACAATCAGTATCAGGATTTCCTGAACTATCAGAACTCACCGTACAAACAGATGGGCTTCATGTCCGACATCTTGCGCGGCCTGCCATTGACTCAGCAATCAGCAACGATGTACCAAACACCCCCTTCAATGGGTTCGCAGTTGATTGGTGCAGGTACAGCGGCGGCAGGTCTTGCTTTGCGTGCCAAGGGTGGCTCTGTTGGAGAACAGCCTGCTGGTCTGGCTGATCTGGCTCTATCAAGAATGGGTTAAGGAAGTAACATGGCAATCGACCAAATTTTTC